GCCGAGGTTATCAACCGTAATTCTTTGGAGGCGCATTTTAACGATACCCCGGATTACATATTGGCGAAAGTCGCAGTTGAAGCAATGGAGAATTTCGCCGAAGCGTCCGCACGGAGGGACAATTGGCACGGGTTCAAAGAAGCCGATAAGCCGGGCGAGGTTGTGCGGAATGAGGATTGCGACAATTGCCCGGTTCGGGGGATTTGCCCGGAGCATAAGAAGCCGGAGGCGTTCGACGTCCCAAAGGAGGTGCGAGCAATGGCGGAATTTTTCGGCAAGATGTTCCCCGGTTCCAAAGTAGAAATACACCGGGTCGAAATGCCGAAAAGGAACCCACGGGATAAACGCCGGGCAAAGAACAAAAGGAAAGGGGGCAACAATGGGAAAAAGTAATTGCCCCGGACAATCGAAGCCCGAAAAGATATGCGGAACGTGTCGATATTTTAACCCGGAATTTCCGGTAAATGGAAAGCCCGCCCCGGTATGTTTGGCAATAAAAGAAATGAAAGGGGGAACGGAATACAGCAACCCCCGTGGAACGCAACATTATTTTCGTTGCTCAAATGGGAGGTACGAAATAGGCATAAGCAATTAGGCAATCAGCCCCGGAAACAAAGCCGGGGTTTTGCCGTTTATATGTGAGAGAGAACAAACGGTTGGCAATGTACCGGAAAAGCCGTAAATTTGCCCCGTGGTTAAAAGATAACCGCCGAGATATAGAAAGTATTGGTTAAGACAATAAAGCCTCTTAAAATGGAAATTCCGTGCAAATAACTTGCAATCGAAAAACATTTGTTACCTTTGCAAAAAAAAGATATGGAAGTTTGGAAAGATATACCCGGTTTTGAGAATTACCAAATATCCAATTATGGTAATGTAAAAAGCCTCAATTATGGGAGGACAGGAAAACCCAAGTTGCTAAAACCAACTGTAAGCGGCAAAGGTTATTTGCAAGTAAGGTTATCGAAGTCCGGAAAACCAAATGCGTTATTGGTTCATAGATTGGTTGCAATGGCATTTGTTCAAAATCTAAATAACCGGAAACAAATAAATCATAAGGACGAAAACAAGTTTAATAATAATGCCGATAATTTGGAATGGTGCGATAATCAGTATAACAATACATATAACGGCAAATATAATAAAATTGCTAAACCTGTAATACAACGTTCAAAAGCCGGAAACGAAATTGCCCGGTATAAATCTATAAGGGAAGCGGAAAGAAAAACAGGAATAAAAAATATAACGATTACCCGATGTTGTAAAGGAGTGTATAAAACGGCGGGCGGATATGTATGGGAATACGATTTGACGATTAAGGAGGTTTGACGATGAGAAAGAGAAAGAAGCCATTAGGCTACAACAAACGTTCCGAGGAACAACGAATTTACGACATTCGGTTTTGTGCCGATTTGTTTTTGCGTGGGTATTCGTACCGGGAAATTGCGGACGCATTGAACCGGGATTTGTCCGCCCGTGGAATGGGTTATACAATAACCTTTCAAATGGTTTATTACGATTTGCAACAATGCCTTATCGAATGGAAGCGGGAACGGTTGGAAACAATCGACGAATATGTTACGCAGGAATTGCGCAAGTTGGATAAAATGGAGCAACAAGCGTGGGAGGCGTGGGAGGTATCCAAAACCGGAAAGCAGCGCACCAAAGAGAAAACCAACCGGGGGCGTCCTATCAAAACGGATGCAACCGACGGCGACCCGGAATATTACGGGTATGACGAAACGACCGTTGAAACGTCGGCGGGCAATCCCCGGTTTTTGGATTTGTTGTTAAACATTCAACAACGCCGGGCAAAGATGTTGGGATTTGATGCACCCGTTAAAATTGAGATACCCGGATACAATGCCGGGACGGACGACGATAAACCGAAATACGATGTTAAGGCAATCCCGGACGACCTGTTGTTTGCCGTCGCCGACAAATTGCAGTCCGCCGAATTTCAAAAGACAATCGCCGAGAAAGGAGGGGCGCAATAATGGCAAAGCGAATTAATGTTGTTAAACAGGTTGTAACCAAAACGAACCATTATTACGGGGATTGCGGACACGGTGTTTGGTATTTCGACCATGAGAATTTAGATGTTGCAAATAGATTGCCGATTTGTTGCCGTTGTCCGTTTACCCCGAACCGTTGCCGGATAAGGAGCGAAATTGCGTGTTTGAATTGGATACCGAAAAAGCCCGGCGAATTGATAGTTACACCCGATAAAATTGTACGACCATGAGCAACGAGGAATTATTGAAGATGTACGAGGCAATCAAGGCAGACCCCGGCGAATTGGTGCGAGCCGCCGCCCGTAAACGTCTTATCAACTTTGCCCGGTATATGCAACCGGATTTGGTATTGGAACCGTTTCATGTTGTATATTATACCCTGTTGGATATGTTTGCGCATGGCAAAATACGAAAGATGATTGTACAACAGCCGCCGCAACATGGCAAATCGGAGGGGTCAAGCCGCAAATTACCCGCATTTATGTTGGGGTTAGACCCCGACCGCAAAATATGTATCGGTTCGTATGCGGCGACAATCGCACGGGATTTTAACCGGGACGTTCAACGAATAATCGACACGCCCCGGTATCGTGAATTATTCCCCGGCACGTACTTAAATGGGTCGAACGTCGTAACAATGGCGAATACCTATTTGCGCAATTCCGATGTTATCGAAATGGTCGGGCGTAAGGGGTCGTTGCGTGTCGTCGGTCGTGGCGGTTCGCTGACGTCTAAAACCGTGGACGTTTCGATATTGGACGACGTGTATAAAGATTACGCCGAGGGTAACAGCCCGATAGTACGGGCGGCGGCGTGGAAATGGTACACGACCGTTGTACGCACCCGTTTACACAACGATAGTCAAGAATTGATTGTATTTACCCGTTGGCACGACGACGATTTGATAGGGCGCATTGAAAAGAGCGGCGAAACGATTATTGATGTTAAGTGTTGGGCGGATTTGGAGGACGTAACGCCGGGGGCGTGGGTGCGCATAAACTTTGAGGGACTGAAAACCGGGGAACCGACCGAGATAGACCCACGGGAACCGGGGGCGGCATTATGGGAAAGCCGACACAGTAAGCAAAAGTTGGAAGCGCAAAAGGCATTAGACCCGGTGCAATTTCAATGCCTGTATCAAGGCAACCCCGGTTCCGCCGAGGGTCGATTGTACCAACCTTTCAAAACGTGGGTCGAAAAATCCGATTACGGCACGTATATTCGTTCCGGCGCATACATTGACGTTGCCGACGAGGGCGACGACCTGTTGTTTGCGGCAACGTATGACGTGTATAAGTCCGACAATATGTTTTTCAACGAGAAAACAAAGCGCATGGAGCCGATATTGTTTGCCCTTATTACAGATATGGAAATGACGGACGAAAATACGGACGTTACAACCGTAACCGTCCCGGCGATGATTAACCGGAACGGGACGCAAAAAGCGTGGGTTGAGAGCAACAACGGTGGTGCGGGTTATGAAAAGGTTATCAAAAAGAAAGTCCGGGCGATTACCGACCCGTTTTATCAAGGGGGCAACAAGGAAAGCCGGATAATAACAGCGTCCGCAATGGTTAATCAACATATAATTATGCCGTTCGGTTGGGAAACCCGGTACAAAGCCGTTTACGACCATGTAACCGGATTTTTGCGCAATTTCGGAGCCAACACGCACGACGACCCGGAGGACGGATTGACCGGGATATATGAAAAAGAGATTGCGGACGGCAATATACAGCCATACGCACACGCAAACCGAGGCGTAAGACGACGCAATTAGCAATATTTTTGAGATATGCAAGATTATCCGGAGAAAAGTTTATAACTTTGTAACCGAAACGAGAGGGCAAAGGGACAGCCCCGGAGAAAGTAATAATATTTTTAACGTTAAAAACAAAGAAGTATGATTTGTAAATGTCCGGCGGGGGCGGCGTTGCCCGATGTACCCGCAATTACGTGTTCGGAAAGTTTCGGACAGGTTCAGAAAGTGGCTTTTCAACGTCTTATGAAAGACGACGGAAGCAAAAACAGTTTTACGAGTGCAAAAGCGATTACGGCGTTAGCGTCGTGGACGCCCCTGTTATCGGCGGCGGATAGCACGAAAATAGTTGTTTCGCCGTATATCCAAGCCCCGACCGCCGAGGCGGGAGCCGCCCTCACCTTTGGAGGCGGTAACGAAACGTTAGGAGGCGTCGAAGAGATTATTGGACGTGAACCAACCCCGTTTACCGGAGTTATCCGCAAAGCCCCGCAGGCGGTTATCAAGGCATTGAAGGAAATGCAATGCGAAAGTTGGGGCGACAATTTGGGTATCTTCATTTTCGACGAAAACGGCGCAATCGGCGCAATCAAGGGGGATGCAGACGGTACATATTACCCGATACCGATACGTTCGTTGTTTATCGGCGATAAGACGTTGGGCGGATTGGAAGCCCCGGACAGCAACGCAATACAATGGTCGTTTTTGCCGAATTGGTCGGACGATTTGGCGATTGTTGCCCCGGCGTTTAACCCGCTTACGGATTTGAAACCCGCACAAGATTAATGACGGCGAAAGTTACAAAGGTCGTGTTGGAGTGTCCGACCCTTAACACGACCGAAGAATTTGAGATTAACCATGCCGAACGCCTGTTGCGGATGCCTAACAATGGCGGTTGGCAGTTGCCCGAAAAAACACCTTTTGAATTTAGCAAAGAAAATGGGATTAGATATAAAACGCATAAGAAAGGAAATAACGGAACCGAGGAAAAAGGCGACGATAAATAAAGCGGTCGTACATCAAAACCGCATTAAATTTCACGCCCAAACCAACGTAACGCCCTTAATGTGTTTACCCACGACCTATTTTTTGGCATGGGTTCAAAATCTTATCCCGCACGATAAATTCAAAATCTTCAAAACATTGTTCCGTTACCCCGTTCGTACCAACGAGGTAACGGGCATTTGTTTTGATAAGTTAAGCCGTATTTTCGACGGTCGTAACCCGGCGTTCAACTATCAATTCCAAAACACGGAACAACGGGACGATTGGGAGTATTACCGCCAAGATGTATTAAAGGAGCCGGAAATTTGGAGTACGAAAGGTTGGGAGTTTTTCAAGACGGAAATAAACAGCGTCTTAATAGTTGATTTGCCCGCCGAGCAAAACCCAGCCGACCGATACCCGACCCCGTATTTTTATTGGCTACCTATCGAAAGCGTCATAACCTTTGAGGCAAACCGGACAACCGGGGTTATGGATTGGATAATTTTCCGCCAACCCGATAAACGTATTGCAGTTATTGACGATGAACGATACAGAGTATTTGCAGAGGACGACGGCGGCAACATAGGCAAATTATTGGTTGATAACCCACACGATTTGCGCTATTGCCCCGCCCGTTTCTTTTGGAACGAGCCAATGAATTTGCGAGAACCGGACGTTAAACAATCCCCGCTAACAAAAGAATTGGAGGCGTTGGATTGGTTTTTGTTTTTCCATATATCGAAGCGGCATTTGGATATGTACGGGGCGTACCCGATATATTCCGGTTACGAACAATCGTGCGACTTTTCAAACGCCGAAAACGGCGATTATTGCGACGGTGGATTTTTGAAAGACAAACAAGGGTTTTACAGGTTGGACCAAGCCGGGTTATTGATGCGTTGCCCCAAGTGCGGCGACAAACGGATTACCGGGGCGGGTTCCTTTGTTGAAATACCGATACCGGACGGGGACAAACAACCCGATTTACGGAACCCGGTGCAAATGTTGACCGTTGACCGTTCAAGTTTGGATTACAACGTTGAGGAAGAAAAGAGATTGCGGGAAAACATTATTACCGCCGTCGTCGGACAAAACGAGGAAGTAACCCAACGGGAGGCATTCAACGAACAACAGGTTAAAGCCGCATTTGAGAGCCAAAGCACGGTATTAAACCGAGTGAAAAAAGGCTTTGAAGCCGCCCAACAGTTCGTCGATGAAACGGTTTGCCGATTGCGATACGGCAATATGTTCGTATCTGCAAAAGTCAATTACGGCACGGAGTTCTATTTGTACGACGCAAGCGAGTTGCGGAACCGTTACAAGTCGGCAAAGGAAAGCGGCGCAAGTGAGGCAGAATTGGACGCCCTACAAAATCAGATTATCGAAACGGAGTACCGGAACAACCCAACCCAATTGCAACGTATGTTGATATTGGCAGAGTTGGAGCCGTACCGCCATTTGACCCGGAACGAGGTATTGGATTTGTACGGGCGTAACTTAATCCCGGAGAATGAATTGCGTATAAAGTTGAATTTCGCTAACTTTGTCCGCAGGTTTGAACGGGAGAATACAAACATTTTGGAATTTGGAACGCAAATACCATTCGACCAAAAGATTTCAGTAATAACAAGTAAATTTAATGATTACGCAAATGAACACAATGTTAAGTAGTGAGGTTTGGCAGGATATACAAGGTTATTCCGGCATATACCAAGTTAGTACATTAGGGCGTATCCGTAGTTTGAAAAAAGGGAAAATCAAATTACTAAAGCCTTATATCAACAATATGGGTTATGCTGTTTTATCTTTATATGCTAACCACAAACAAAAAACATATCATGTTCATAAATTAGTTGCTGATACATTTTTACTTAAAGTTGACGGCAAAAATTATATAGACCATATCAACGGTATTAAAACGGATAATAGAATTGATAATTTACGTTGGTGTACTCCAAAGGAGAACGCTAATTTTGAATTATCAATTATTAACCGAAAACGTGCAATGCGTAAAGCGTGTGGAGTTTCTGTTAATCAATATGATTTAAGCGGTAATTATATTGCTACTTATGCGACATTAACAGATGCTCAAACTATTACAGGAATTGCATATCAAAATATACGTGCATGTTGTATTGGTAGGTATAAAACAGCCGGAAATTATATTTGGAAATTCAATAAATAAGTTAAAATTATGAGAGTAAAAGTAAACGATGGTAAAACAAAGGACGTCGCAATTACCGACGTCACCCCCGAAAATTACATTGTACCGAGCAACGAACAACATTTGTATCATTGCGTTATTGAGGTACGCAAGTTTGACCGCGAAACGGGCAAACGCTTATCCGTTCCCCGTATCCAAAAGTTCGGCAAAAAGTCGTTTGAAAACGGCATTTTGGACGCACTGAAAAAACAGGGTTACACGATTACCGTATTGCACGACCCCAACGAGTACGTCAAGGCGCAAGCCGAGGAAAAAGCGGCACGAACCGCCGCACAGCAGAAAGCCGCCGAGGAAAAAGCCGCCGCCGATGCAAAGGCAAAGGCAGAAGCCGAGGCGAAAGCCAAAGCCGAGGAAAAAGCGGCGTTAAAGGCTGAAATTTTGGCGGAATTGAAAGCGGCGGGAGTTATCCCGGCGGAACCCGCCAAAGAAACCAAAGCCGATGCAAAGGCAAAGGCAGAAGCCGAGGACAAACCCGGAGCGAAAAAGTAACAGAGTATTAAACTATTAAAAATACGATTATGGCACAGATTGCACAGCAGGACAATTTGGTTATTGAAGTATCAACAACCGCCGCCGCATTGGATGGCGACACAAAGAAAAAGTTGATTGAATGTATTGAGGGCGGAACAATTACCGACGTCATTTTGGTAACAAAAGAGGTTGAAAAGAAAATCAGCCATGCACGTGTTGTTAGTTGGTTGGTTGACACAACCGGGGATTCCCCAAAATACAGAATTGATATTATTAACGCAAACAGCGGAGCAGTAGCAGCAATCGCACTTAATTAATTCAAAGGGTAAGAATATTATGTTAACGAGAGAAATTTTAATTGCAAATGCGGCTTTGTCCGGTTTGACGGACGAACAAATTGCGGCAATTACAACATTGTCCGCCAACGACGAAAATAGCGTTATCGCCAAAAAGACGGGCGAAATTTACGGCGGATTGGATGCCGATATTTTGGCGGCGTCCGGTATCGCAAAGAACGGAACCGAAAAGACGTTTGATTACGCAAAACGTGTGGTCGCCGAGTTCAAAACCAAAGCGGAAAGCGCAAGCGCATTGCAAACCCAAATCGACAGTCTGACGAAAGAAAAGGCACGTTTGGAAAAGGCAATTGCCGACGGTGCGACCGATGCGGAAACGGCAAAGGCGTTGAAACAGGCGAAAGCCGATTTAACGGCGGTAACAACGCAGTTTAACGACCTCAAAAGCAAGTACGATGAAGCCGAAAAGAATTTCCAAACGGAGTTGTTCGGCGTTCGTATCGAGGGTGCATTGCAGACCGCAACCGCCGGGTTGAAATTCAAACCGGGATTGCCCGAAAGCGCAACAAAGGTTTTGTTAGCGCAAGCAATCGACAAAATTAAGGGTATGAATCCCGAATATATCGACGACGGCAAAGGCGGCAAAATCATTGCTTTTAAGGACGAAAGCGGCGCAATTATGCGTAACCCGAATAATCAGTTGAACCCGTACACACCCGGCGACCTGTTGGCAAAGGAATTGGAAACAATGGGTATTTTGGATAAGGGACGCCAAGCCGGAGGCGGCGGAACGGTTCCCCCGGCGGGCGGTTCCGGCGGTGGTGGCGGAACAACCATTGACGTAACGGGCGCAAAAACCCGTGTCGAGGCTTACGAAGCAATCGCCGCAAACCTTATGGCGCAGGGCTTAACGGCTGGTTCCGAAAAGTTCGACGCCGCAATGAAACAGGCATGGCAGGACAACAATATTGCCGCATTGCCGGAAAAGTAAACAATCACGGGTAAAGGGTAAACCCGCATTTAATAACAATTAAATTTTTAACATATGTCATTAGTAGCAACAAGATTGCAGAATTGGCGGATTGAAAACCCGGAATTAGACCGTAATATGACCCGCCCGTGTGAGTATGGCGCATTGGATTTTTTCATTGAGCAAACCAACGCCCCGTCCTCAATCATTAACCCCAATTTGCGTGACCGTGCGTTTGCGTCCATTGGTAACACGGTACAAGTACCCGTTATCAATTACGACGGCGATGTACAGGTTAGCAATGTCCGTTCGTGCGTTATCGCTGACGATGAAAATACGTCCGCATTGGTAACGGTTGTTTGGGCGACTTATGCCATTGGCTTTACAATGGTTCCCGCCGCCTACATGAACAACGAAATTTCCTACGAACACGACTTTTTGCGCAAAATGGAAAAGACGTGCCGGGCTTTGGCGGACAAATTGGACGTCGGAGCCGTTGCCGCATTGGAGGCAAACAAAACACAGGTGTTCAAAACGTTGCTTAACTACACGCAGACGGGCAACGTGGTACAGGTTCCAACCCAAATGGCGACCGAGATTTTGGGCGATATTAACCCGATTATGCGGGCTAACTGTTACCCGGAATATATCCACCTTATCGCCAACGCTGGGGTTGATAGCCTTATTCGTAAACTTGCGCAACATGGCGTTTACAACGACGTAAACAAGCGCATGGAGTACGACAACAAGGTTTTACACTACACGAACAACGTAACCGACGAAACGGGCAAAATGGGAACCATGTTTGCCGTTGCTGACGGTAATGTTGGTATCCTTACTCGTGTTGACCGTGAGGCATTGCGCCGCACCCGTGCGAATTTCCACGAATGGGACGTTGTACGTTTGCCGTACATTGATTTGCCCGTTGGTTCGCACTATTACACCGCCGTTGGCGACCAGTCCGCAATCATGGGCGACGCAACCGCCGATTTGACGTGCGCCGTTAAGGAGTATTTCGGATTTTCCGTTGACGTGGCGTATATGGTTGCTTACAACAGCAACCCGGATACTGTGGCAAACCCGATTATCAAAGCCGAGATTGCCGCCCGCAATCCAAACGAACCGTTGGGTATGCCTGTATATGTAACCAACGCCGGGGAATTTCCCGCCGGAGGTGGCGCATAACGCCGGAGCATAACGAATTGTTAAACCGAGGGGACGGGGTGGTTATCCCCGCCCCCTTATTTATTTCAAACGCAGATGTATCGATTAAAAGAAATACAGGACGCATTATTGCACGTCGTCGGGTGGGAACAATCATACGACCCGGCAAAGGCGATAGACGACAATTTAACGCAGACGGAAAGCGGTTTGACGTTTCAAGGTGCGCACCCCCTTGTTACTTTGGATAATGTCCGGGCAATCGTCCCGGATGATTTCGTTTTTCAATATCCGGTTTGGAATATGATACCGGAATACAAAACAGGTGCGAAAGTGCGACACAATGGCAAAGTATGGATTGCCCGCCGGGACAACCAAAATGTCGAACCCGTCGCAAGTGATTTTAACGACGATTTCAACAACGATTATGGAAACCCGGATTGGGGCGAATACAACTATTTATCCGACTATTTGGAAAGGTTGACCCGTAACGGTATCGCCCAAATGGTACAAACATTCACGCAAATAAAGGGATTGGATAAGGAAACAAAGAACCTATTGGAACGGCGCACGTTCTTTGACGGTGCGGGACGTATCCGGGCGACGTTGCCGAATAATCATAAATTAGTCGGGTTTGAAATTGTCCCGGTTCGTTCTATGGGCGTAACAATGAAAATCGAACAAATCGGGTTGCAAATGACGGGCGCAACCGGGGTTGTTCGTATGTATCTTTTCCATTCGTCCCAAATTGACCCGATAAAGACGTTTGATTTGAATTTTACGCAGACAAACGGCGGTTTTCAATGGTTCCCGTTGAAAGATTGTTATTTGCCGTATATCAGTACCGGAAACAACGCCGGGGGGTCGTGGTTCCTTTGTTACAACCAAAACGATTTGCCCGCCGGGATGCAGGCAATTAACATGACAAAGGATTGGAGCCGGGAGCCGTGCGGGACGTGTACGGGTTACGTTGATTTGGAGCGTTGGCGGGAAATAACCAAGTATTTACAGGTATCCCCGTTTATGATGAACGCCCCGGAAACATTCGACGAATACCCGGAGTTGTGGGATATTGCGTTGACGATGTACACCAATACGCAGAATTACGGGTTGAATTGCGAAATAACCGTTGGTTGCGACCTAACGGATTTTATCATTAAGGAAAGGCAGATTTTCCAAACGGTTATCCAACGACAGGTCGCCGCAATCATGTTGCGCACGTTGGCAATGAACCCCGATGTTAAGGTGAACCGGAACCAAGTAAACGCAAGCCGGATGGAAATTCTTTACGAATTGGACGGCAACGTTGAGGGTCGCCCCGGCGGTTTGGGTTATGACCTTAAAAAAGCATACGAGGCGTTGCGGTTGGATACGCAGGGTATCGACCGTATTTGCCTTACTTGTAATAACCACGGCGTAAAATACCGGACAACGTAAGATTATGGCGGGGTTAAAGTCAATACAGGATTTACGCAACCGGGTTGCCACGTTCAACAACGGGTTATCGTCCGGCGCATACATTCAACAAATCATTTGGGACAATGACGCCTATATTGTTGATATGAACGCCGAGGAACAATTGTTTGAACAGGGTATTAACCGTTTGGGCGTGGATATTATGGATTACGCCCCGTATTCGCCGTTGACGATAGCCATAAAGGAGGAAAAGGGACAACCGACAAACCGGGTAACGTTACGGGATACCGGGGATTTTGAAGCGTCGTTTTTTTTGGAAGTCGGCGACAAACAGTTTGAAATAAAAGCGTCGGATTTCAAAACGGAGGACTTAATAAAAAAGTACGGGCGGCAAATATTGGGATTGACGGACGAAAATATTGCGGCGTTGATTTGGCAATATATATTCCCGGACTTAATGAAGAAAGCAAAAAACGTATTATATGGCAACGAATAAGAGAACAGCCCCTATTATCCCCAACCCGGTTTTAATCGACCGGGTTTTGGGGAACATACAAACCGGGTTAATGGATAACGTCGATTGGTTGGACGTCGCATTTGGGCGGGCGCAACGTATCGCCAAAGTGATACAGGGCAAACGCTATTATACCCCGAACGTATATGCGGGCGGGACGGAATGGAGAGGCAACAATGATTATATCGACGTTTCCCCGGATGCCAATATTGGCAATTTTTCGTTCTTTTGGATAGACGACCCGCAAACGGTCGGTTGGGTTCCCAAAGAGCAAAGCGAGATTAAAGCCCCGTTTTCCCTTATTGTTTGGTTCGATTTGCGCAAGGTTTACCCCGGTCAACTTAACAACCGGAATACCGAGGCATTGAAGAACGAAATATTGACCGTCCTAAATGGCGGTTTTTGGCTGAAAGACGGGACGATTGTAATAAACCGGATTTATGAGTTGGCGGAAAACGTGTACCGTGGGTTTACGTTGGACGAAATAGATAATCAATTTTTAATGCACCCGTTCGGCGGTTTTCGCTTTGAGGGTGTATTGTCAGTTAATCAACCTTGTAACATTTAACGATATGGTAACTTTCATTATTTGGGTTTTGGTCGTGGCAACCGTGGCGGCGTTCCTGTTGACCCTGTTAAAAAAGTGGGACGTTATTGAGTACGTCCAAGTTCACGGCAACGACTTTTTTGTTAAGATGTTCAATTGCGGCTTTTGCTTATCATGGTGGGCGGGGGTCGTTTTGTCCGTCCTGTTTGCTATATGCACCGGGAACCCGGCATTGTTATTGGTTCCGTTTTGTTCAACAGTCATAACCCGCATACTCTTATGAAAACGACAAAGATAGGGAAACGGGCGGTTGTGTTGTACGACAGTATCGACGAATTGCCGATTTTGCGATTTCACGCATATAACAAAATGTTGCTTATCGACGCCGGGGTTGGGTCGGATTTGAACGATTGGGATGCGCATATTGAAAAGGCAATCCGGTTTATCCGAAAGGAAAAGCCGGATTTGGCGGAAAAGGAATTGGATAATTTGCGGCAAAACGTTTATTTCGTCCAATCCGCCATATCGCCAAAGTATTTGGCGTTTGCCTGTTTGGTTAAGTCCGTGGACGGAACCGAATACAACGATATGACGGCGGACGGTTTGCAAAAGGTATTGGATTTATTCGCCGATGCGCCGAACGCCGAGTTGACCGCCCAATTGGAAGCGGTCAAAAAAAAAATAGATGAAGAATTGCAATTGTATTTTCCTAAACTATTCGACGACGCCACGATTAAAGAGTATTACGACCAATTGAAGCAACGCACGATGTTAATGTTGGATGCGATAATAAAGGGGGACGAAAGCGACAAACGGGCGGAAATAGACCATATTACGACGTTGTTGTTGACTTATACAAAACCCAAATCGTTTAGCGGGTCGGATAGCGTGGAAATACAATACGACAAGCAGTTTGAAAGTATGTGTTTGATGTTGTCCCAACATTTGCACGTAAACCCAAAATCGTTTACCGTTTTGGAATATTACAACGCATTTGAATACATTAAGGAGCAAGCGAAAAAAGCAAGCAAGCGGGAAAAGCCAAAATAAGGCGATTTAAGGCGTTTTATTTTTCAGACGATAAATTATACATTTGAGAAAAGAAAATTGATTGTAGGGCAAATTGCCCGCAAATAACAAAATAAATAGTCGGATATATGGCAGATAACAACAACCCAATTAAATATTCGGATTTGGTAAGCCCCGATAATTCGATTACGGATTTGATAAAGCAATTGGATGAACTTTCGGACACATATACAAATGCGCTGAAAAATATCAAAGCCGAAGCAATACAATTGGCGGAGATTCTGAAAAAGGTTTCCGGCGCAACGGAGGACGGGCGAAAGACAACCAAAAAAGCCGCAGACGATGCGGAACGTTTGGCACGTGCGCAACGTGATTTGGCGTTTACAGAAAGCGAGAACGCCAAAAAGTTAGCCGAGTTAAAATTGGCACAGCAGGAAGCGAACCAAATTAATAAACTGATTGTGAAAATAAATCAATCCGCCGAGGGTAGTTATAACCGTTTATCGGCGCAATATTCATTGAATAAGATTTATTTAAACAACATGACTAAAGCCGAACGGGAAAACACCGAGGAGGGGCGAAAATTGGTTGCACAAACCAAAGAAATATACGAAGAAATGAAACGTTTGCAGGAAGCAACCGGGAAATTTCAATTGAACGTCGGAAATTATACGGAGGCGTCCGACGCAATTATTGCGTATGGCGACAAATTAAAAGAAACGTTAGGTTTAAATAGCGCATTTGGCGAAAGTCTTTTGGCGTTAGGACGTGGCGGGGCTGAAAGTAAAGCCGTTTTTACAGCTATTGGCGACGGGGCAAAAGCATTGGGAAAAACTTTGTTGGGATTACTTTCAAACCCGGTTTTTTTGGCGATTGCCGGAATTGCGGCGGCGGGTGCGGCGTTTAAATGGTGGTACGATTATAACGCCGGGTTAGTTGAGGCAACGAGATTGACGCAACAATTTACCGGGAAAAGTGGCGATGATTTGAAAGCGTTTAGAAATGAGGTGCAAGCCGTCGCCGATTCATTCAACGCAGATTTCCGGGAAACATTGATTGCAACAAACGCATTATCAAAACAATTTGGTATTTCTGCAAATGAGGCATTGCAGTTGGTTAAGGATGGTTTTTTGTCCGGAGCCGATGCGAACGGGGAATTTTTAGACACGTTGAAAGAATACCCGGCATATTTCAAAGAGGCTGGAATATCAGCAGACCAATTTGTTGCGATTGTAGCCCAAACAAACAAAATGGGTATCTTTTCGGACAAAGGCGTTAACGCAATTAAAGAGGCAAATTTGCGTTTGCGTGAAATGACGAAGGCGACGGCGGAGGCTTTGGACGGTATCGGTATTTCGTCGGAACAAGTTCAAAAAGATTTGCAGACCGGAACCAAAACAACGTTCGATGTTATACAAGACGTTTCCGCAAAATTGGCAGAATTGCCGGATAATGCGGCAACGGTCGGGGCTGCAATTGCAGATATATTCGGGGGACCCGGAGAGGACGCCGGATTGCAGTATTTGCGCACGTTGAAAGATATTTCAACAAACATGGATGAAGTAAAAGGGAAAGCCGGAGTTTTGGCGCAATTGCAGGAGGAACAATTGAAAAGCCAAATTGAGTTGCAAAACGCATTATCCGGGTTGTTTGACGCAACCGGAGGAAATTTTAAAACGTTGACAACGCAGGCAAAAGTTTTTGTTAACCAAGGATTGACGGCGATAATAAAAGGGGTTATTGATGTTGTCAATTACTTGATTGAGTTATACAATGAAAGTGTTTTGATACGTGCAATTTGGAATGGGATTGTTGCCGGATTCAAAACAACATTTGATACGTTGGGAAATTTGTTTGGATTCTTTATTGATATAGTCAAAGCAACCGGAACCGCATTAAAGGGGGCGTTTACGTTAGATTTTGACGACGTAAAAAAAGGATTGGCAGATTATGCAGCAGCGTACGGAAATTTGGTTAAAGCCCAAGTTAAAGACATAACAGAAAATTTCCAAGAGGGTTTGGAGGGTATGCAAAAGAAAATAAAACCGTTAACAATCCCGGTTTCTGTTGGAGATACCCCGACGCCACAAACAGACAATAAGCCCGTAACGACACAGAACCCAACCGTAACGCCAAGGGGTAAAAGCGATGCGGAAAAGGCAGCAGAACAACAAGCAAAGCAAATTGAAGCGGCTTATAAAAAGAATTTGGAGGCAACCCGGAAATTGCAGGATGCACAATTGCAGTTGGAAACCGACGAATGGGCAAAGCGTAGGCAGCAAACGCAATATCAGTATTCCCGACAGATTGAGGATTTGCAACACCAATTACAGACCGAAAAGGATTTGAACGAAACCGGACGGCAGGCGATAAACGCAACAATTACGGCGTTAGAACAGCAGCAGACAGAGGCGTTGTTGAAAATAGAGCAAGAACGGCAGTTGCAAGAATTGGCATTGCAGAAAGAAAGCATTGAATTACGTTTGCAAGCGGTTAAGCAGGGAAGCGAGCAGGAACGACAATTGCGTATGCAGTTGTTAGAGAATGAAAGACAAACCGCATTATTACAGAACCAACAGAAACCGACCGGGCAACAGCAGGACGCCGGGGCGATTAATGCAAGTTTTGACGCAAAGGGAGCCGGAATTGCGGACGAATATTTGCAAGCGCAATTACAGATATTCGACCAACAACAAGCGTTAGCACAATCGGAATTTGATTTGTTAAAAAATTCAGAAGCCCGGAAAACTCAATTCCGTTTGCAAGCAGAAAAGGAACGTTTGCAAAAGGTTTTAGAATTAAATCAACAAGCCGCCAATAAATTGTCTGATGTTGAGGTACAAACAATTCAAAACACCATTAAAAAAATAGACCAAGAAATTGAGCAATCCAAAGGGGAGGAACGAGAAACAGACATTTACGGTTTGTTTGGGCTTAATTTGGACGACGACCAAAAGGAGGCAATAAATACGTCAATGCAATACGCATTGGATGCGTTAAATACATTTACGGAGGCACGTGTTGCGGCGGCTGATGCAGCAGTTCAACAAGCAGACAAAGAAGTTTCCGCCGCACAATCGGCGTTGGATGCGGAGTTGGAAGCAAGGGCAAACGGATACGCCAATAATGTTGTACAAGCGCAAAAGGAGTTGGATTTGGCAAAGAAAAACCAAGAAAAAGCGTTGAAAGAACAACAGAAAGCGCAAAAACAGCAGGCAGCAATACAAACATTGCAGCAAATCGGAAACATGGTAACAGCAACGGCATTGATTTGGTCGCAATTAGGTTTCCCGTTTGCAATACCTGCAATTGCCGTAATGTGGGCGAGTTTTGCAGCGTCTAAAATCAAGGCGGCGCAATTGGCAAAACAGACCGGAGGAACCGGAGGAACAGAAACATACGGCGACGGTACCGTTGAACTTTTGGAGGGTGGTTCGCACCAAAGCGGAAATGATATTGATTTAGGTACAAAACCGGACGGAACCCGCCGACGTGCCGAGGGAGGCGAATTTTTCGCCGTGATAAATAAACGAAGTTCACGCCGTTTCAGAAAGATAATACCGGACGTTATCAATTCGCTAAACAATGGTACATTTGCACACAAGTATTTAAAATCCTATTCAGACGGCGACGGTTTGACGTTAAACGTTACCGGACAAAGCCCGGATTTACGCAATTTGTCGGATGATGTAAGGGAAATTAAGGAACAGAACCGACGACGGGTTTACGTGGATGGCGACGGAAATACGATTGAAAGTTACAAGAATTTGAAACGTAAAATAAAAAGACTATGACACCAAAATATAGATTCTTTTTACAGATAGGGGAGGACGGAACCAAACAAACCGTCCGCCCCAATTATAAGGATGATTTAACGTTGGATTATGAGTTGGAAACAAATCAAAGGTTTTACCGGGCTAAATTGTCCGGTAAAATAAACTTTGTCCGTGCTGATTACGATATTATCAATGACGCCCCGTTTGATTCTGAATTTTTCCTATATATCGAAAAAAGCGATGATTGGGGACAAACATACAATCAATACTATAAAGCAAAGTTTATGAAAACAGATTGTACGTTTAATGATGATGATAAATTGGTTACGGTAAAGCCGGAAACAACAGACCAATACGACGACGTTTTGGCAGGATTGGAAAAGGAATACAATTTAATTGAGTTAGCACCACAAATTGAATTTCTTACAATAAGAAAACGCCCGTTGATACAAATATACGTCCCCGGAGATAGTATTGTTTCTTGTTTTTTAGGTGGTACAAATTGGGAGCAAGACGCAAATGTTATTACAGACCAAAACGCATTGATAAATACATATTATTTTTCATTGTGTAATATCTTGAAAGAAATAAATATAACCGGAACGGGAACGCCATTAGGTATTACCGGACTATATTCCGGGCGAATGAGTGATAACGCAACACAAAACCAATTTGAAGGAAATTTGTATTCAAGCAGTAATAATATTTATTATATATACATAGGTCAACAAAGAATTGGAGGAACGCCGTTTGGTAAAGTATTAGTTGAGATAAGAAGAATTTCGGATAATGTTGCATTGTTTAGATATACAAAAGCAGACACCGGACAACCGTTTGATACATTGGAGTTTGATTTAACCGCCGTCGAGGGTTCCGGGGCAACCGGAACAATGCACGCCGATATGAAAAGTTATAATATATACGCCCGGTATTTGTGCGACGTGGAGAAAATCGACGACCTTAATACATATCCATTGCCCGCCGATGATATAGTTGATAATAACCGTAATTATAGGCGTGCGATTGGTTACGCAATCAACGTGGCGTTTATTTCAAACAACTTTTCAGACACCCCGACCGAGTGGGGATTAGCGGATAACGGAAAGTATTTTGCGCCGCCCTATTCCATTTACGGACAAACGTTTTATCCAATTGCCCGGTCAACATGGCGTTATGCGTCAATATGGTTTGGATTTTATTTGTTTGATTGGATATTAGAAGAAAAAGCAAGAAAGGCATATACATTGCGTGATGCGTTTACATTGTCGTCATGTATCAATGTGCTATTAAAAGAATTTGCGCCCGGAATAACGCATGAAGCGACGCCGGAATACAGCCAATTTCTTTATAACACAAACAATCCTATTTCCGGGCAGTCATTTAAGTTGCTAATAAGTCAGAAAAGTAATATCATTAATGGCGAATATCAAACCCCGGCGCAAAAAGCCCCGGTTACATTGCAACAGATTATGACGATGTTACGGGATATTTACAAATGTTATTGGTATATTGAGGACGGAAAATTTAAGATTGAACAAATAAATTGGTTCAGAAATGGCGGTTCGTATGGATATAACCCAATTATTGATTATGATTTAACGCAGTTAGAAAACGTTAGAAATGGCAAGAAATTAGCTTTTGCAACGTCGGAATATTCATTTGATAAAGTAGATATGCCGGAACGTTATCAATTTGAATGGATGGACGATGTAACAACGCCATTTGAGGGGTTGCCAATAGAAATTACGTCAAAATACGTAACAGCCGGAAAGATAGAAGAAATAAATATTTCCAATTTCACGTCTGATATTGATTTGATATTGTTAAATCCCGGTGCAATTAGTTCGGATGGATTCGCATTGTTTGCGGCGGTTACGCCGTCCGGCGGCGGACAATTGGAATTGCCGTTTACAAGACAAACCGTTGATAATGTAGAATACTATTTGCAAAACGGTTATTTAGCGTTTATCAATATACAACCGACGTATTGGGTTTATGATATGCCCGCAAGACGTTTTAAAATAAATAATACGCCCAATTATGCAATTGGGATTGAGAGAAAGAAAAAACAAACATTGAATTTCCCGGCAGGAACCACAGACCCAAACCCGATGCTGTTAGTTAAAACATATATCGGTAACGGTCAAGTTGATAAACTTTCAGTAAATTTGTGTAGTCGAAACATTAAAGCAACGTTGAAATATGATACAGAATAACAATATAAGCGTTTTACCGTGGTACACGTCAATAAATGAACAGAACCACCGTAAAAGTTACGCATACGGGCAAATATACCCATTGTTCGCACCGGCTGATAGATTATTGCCGTTTCAGATAATAAGAAATACCCGTTCAAATTCTGTTACGTCTGTTATTCTATATGATAAAACCGGAAAACAAATTGCAAATATAACAACATACATGAGGGAAACCGGATTGCGAGTTGTCCGGTTTCAGTCGTTGGGATATGATGTAATATTATACCCGGCAATATTACCCATGCCGTTAAATCAGTTTGACGGAATTTATTATTTGCGGTTATCTGATGGCGTACAAACGTGGTATTCAGAAATGTTTACCGTCGTACAAGATGTTTCCGGGTACCTTAAAATTGAATGGTGGGACATGGAAAATTTGGTATTTGATGCCGGACAAATAGTATATAAAAACCCGGATTTCAAAAATACGTTGTACCTTTGTACAGAGTTGGGAAAGCCGGATTATGAATTTGAAGAGGATGGCGAAGAACGGGACGGATATTTTTTTCCGGAAAAACAAATATCAGTCAAAACGTTTAAATGTACGATATTGGCACCGGAATTTCTTTGCGACGTTATGCGTTTTATCCGTATGGCAGATTACATTCATATAACGGATAAATACGGCAGGGAATACGATTGCGACACGTTTTTAATTACCCCAAAATGGCAAACGCAGGGAGATTTGGCAAGCGTAGAAATTGAGTTTAAAACTAATACCGTAGTCAAGAAAATAGGACGTGGCTATAATATAACAGCTAACAAAGGAGATTTTAATGGCGATTTCAATAATGATTTTGACAACAATTAAATTAATTAGATTATGGGAAATTACGAACAACTAAAACAAGCGGTTTCAGATGTTATTAAAACAAATGGGAACCAAGAAATTACGGGTGCAATTATGCAAAATACTTTGCTAACAATAATAAATACAATTGGAGCAAATTTTCAATTTGCAGGAGTTGCCAATATTAGTACAAATCCGGGTACACCCGACCAAAACTTGTTTTGGATAGCTTCGACCCCCGGAACCTATGTAAATTTTAATAACATTGTGCTAAATCCGGGAGAATCAGCAATTATAAAATGGGCAAATAATGTTTTTACAAAACAGATATTAGGGCTTTCAACAGATGAAAGAATTGAACAAGTAATTGAAAAATATTCAACATACAAAATAGGGTATCTTAAAAAAGTGGATGGTAAAATATTATATTATCCAACATTATTCACTAAACAATTGTATATTGAATTGATGCAAGGAGAAACAAATATAACTTATATTGGTGAGATTTTCCAAGCGGCGGCGGCAATATGCTTTTATGACAAAGAAAAAAATTATATTTCATCTTTGCCCGCAAGTGGAAGTGAAACCGTAAAGGAAATATATGATGCTGAAATACCAACAAATGCAAAATATATAAGATATACAAGTAAATTTGGTTCGTTGCTTAACATATATACAAATGCACGTCAAATAGAATATATGCCATTTGATGATATTAAAAATATAATAGCAACCGCAGAAAATGCACAAGCAACCGCAGAAAATGCACAAGCAACCGCAGAAGAAATAAAAAATGACTTACTGGTTGTAAATGAATCATTAGACGAATCAAACCTAAATGGTTCAAATGTTGAATCGCCGTATTTTGGAACACTATTTTATGAAAATAACACACCAGATATATATGAAATAACGCAAATAATATATAAAGCGTCAAAAACATTTTCTAATAATAAATTAATATTACTTGATTATTTAGAAAGTAAAAACAAAATGAAAATTGTCAATATTGTTGATGTACAAGATGCAGTAATAGGGGAAAACACTATTGATATAGAAATAACAATAAAAAAAGGGCAAGCATTGTATATATTAGGTAATGATGTATATAACCGTGGTGCATCTAATATTTTAGGAGTAACAAATGTTTTAAAAAGATTGTCTATTCCAACACCCGATACGTTAAAAGTTGGAGATATTTTGGATATTGTTCAATCTGTTAATAATGGGTACAAGGCTATAAGACTGATAGGTTCATATCGTAATTATCTAACGGTTGAAGAAGTAAATAAACTGATAGATGATAAAATAAATCAAGTTGGAGAATTTGATAAAATAACAAATTATTTAAAAGGAAAAGTTCTTTCAGTAACCGGAGATAGTGAAGCGGCAGGACATTCTATTGGTAAAACAAATACCTATGGAAATTTAATAGCAGCGAGAAACGGAATGACTATAAATAACTATGCTATAAACGGAAGAAAATTAATAACCGGAACCGAAACGTCATTGGTGGATACATATCAAGAAATTGCGTTAAATTCTGATTATATATTGGTTCAAATAGGTTATAATGATGTATTTAATGCGGGAATTGAAGATGATAGCGTAGATACAACAACGTTTAAAGGCGCATTTAATGTTTTAGTTCAAGGATTACAGAGCCGTTACCCAACGGCAAAGATTGGGTTTATAGAACCGTATTATTTCAGAGGTACAAGTTTGAAACCACGTGCAGCGTGGATAAAAGAAAGGTGCGAATTTTATCATATACAATGTATAGACGGAACAGCAAATTCAGGGCTTAGATATGATTGCGAGGAACAAGCAGTATATTTCATTGATGCGGTTCATCTTACAATATTAGGGCATGAAAGAATGTCATATATATATGAACAATTTATGAGAGGTTTATAATGAAAAAAATAGTTTATGATAGCAAATTATCCCATTTAATATTATGGGCTAATTATTCAACAATAACTTTGACGGCATTTGTCTTTACTGAATTTAAAGACAAAAACGAAATGCCTCAAAGTGTACGCAATCACGAATGTACGCACGCCCGTCAGTGGATAGAAATGTTTTTTGCCGGATGGGTAATAATGTTTATATTGCAATTGATATTTGATATATCGGCATGGTGGTATATATTGCCGTTGTTTTCTTTTTATATTTGGTATGTTTTGGAATGGTTCTTTAAATCATTGTTCAAATTAAAGAACGCATACAAAGACATATCATTTGAAAAGGAGGCTAAAGCGTCAGAAAACGACAATTGTTATTTGGAAAATATGGGTTATTTTGAATGGCTTAAATATTATGGAAAGAATTTTTAATTGGGAACAATGGCGTATTATTGCCATTTCCACGGTTAGCCCGTTATTTGGGTATTTAACCCCGACAAAGGGTTTTGTTTATGCGTTAGTAGTAATGTTTGCGTTCAATATTTGGGCGGGTATGAGGGCGGACGGCGTGGCGATTGTGCGATGCAAAAACTTTTCGTTCCGAAAGTTTAAAAACGCATTGTGCGAATTGCTTTTGTATCTGTTTATTGTAGAGGCGATTTTTATCATTATGAAAAATTGCGGCGACGACCAAGCGGCAATTGTCATTGTTAAATCGCTTACTTATGTGTTTATGTACGTGTATTTGCAAAATGCGTTCCGCAATCTGATTATTGCGTACCCCCGTAATTTGGCGTTACGCATTATTTACCATGTTATCCGTTTGGAGTTTACAAGGGCTTTGCCGTCGCATTTGCAACCGATAATTGACAGATTGGAAAAAGAATTTGGGGACGACCCCGACAAAAACAATAAAAAGAAAGGAGAAAACGAAAATGAGTAAAGTTGTAATTCTTGACAACGGACACGGAAAAGAAACAGCCGGAAAACGTTCCCCCATTTGGGGGGACGGTTCCCAATTGTTTGAATGGGAGTTTAACCGTGACATTGTACGCCGTATTGCGGCGATGTTGAAAGCGGAGGGAATAAAGTTTGAAATTTTGGTACCGGAGGACAACGACGTATCATTACCGGAACGTTGCCGACGTGCAAACGTTATCCATGCAGATTGCGGCAACAACGCCGTTTTGTTTAGCGTTCACGGGAACGCCGGAGGCGGCACCGGGTGGGAATGTTATACAAGCGTAGGACAAACGAAAGCGGATGCAATCGCAACCGTTCTTTGTAAGGAGGCGGAAAAAGAGTTTGCCCCGGATGGTTGGAAAATGCGTTTTGATTATGTGGACGGCGACCCGGACAAAGAAAGCCAATTTTATATACTGAAACATACGGTTTGCCCGGCGGTATTATCCGAAAACTTTTTCATGGACACGGAGAAAGATTGCCGTTTTATGATGACGGACGCAGGGCGTGAGCGTATCGCCAAAGTACATTACAATACAATAAAACGTATCTTATGAAAAAATATCTAATAATAGCGGCAATTGCTTTGGCGGTTGCCGCCGTTGTCACTATATGGGTGCAACGTTCCCGGATTAATCAGTTAACCGGGGAAAGGGACAAATACAGAACCAACACGGAAACGTTATTGCAGGACGTTTCCCGGTACCAAACAAAAGATAGTTTGAACGCCGCAAAAGTTGGGGTTTTGGAACTGAAATTGTCAGAGTTTGAAAAATACCGGGCGAGCGATGCGGAGTTGATAAAGACGTTGCAGACAAAGAACCGGGAGTTGGAACGGGTTACAACAACCCAAATGGAAACAATCAACGAATTGCGGGCAACCGTCCGGGATAGTGTTGTATATTTGCTCGGCGATACGGTTACGACCGTTTTACGATGCGTCGATATTGTCGAACCGTATTTTGAGTTGCACGGATGCGCCACGCCGGACGGACAATTTACCGGGACGCATATAAACCGGGATAGTCTGTTGATTGTCGAAACGGTGCAATACAAACGTTGGTTAGGTTTTTTATGGAAAACCAAGAAAATAAAGAACCGGGAAATTGATGTTATCAGCAGGAACCCGCATACAAAAATAATGGGGGTTGAATATATAGAGATTGAAAAATGAGTATTTTTGTATCAAATACTTTTTCATTCCATTTATAAGATTGTTTTTAAGGATTAGCCGGGTTTCCCCCGGCTTTTTTAGTTTTGCCCATTTTTAGCCCCGTAGCGGGCTTTTCTTTCCCGGATGGATAAATTACACATTTCGCCCGAAAAAGTGGCTTAAATCGAAAATTCGACCAAAATAACTATCTTTTGAACCAAAAACAGAATTTTTTGCCATTTTCCGATAAAACAAAAAGAAATTCTTTTGGTAATTAAAATAAAGGTTGTATATTTGCATTGTCAAACAACAACGACGGGGCGTTTACCCCGAACAATTAAAAGAAAATCAAAATGGCAACAACAATTTACAACGGTTTATTATACACAACAAAAGAAATTAATCGCAATTTCCGCATTAAAATCAACGGTATTGTTGACGGTAAAAAGGTTAACAAGTTGGTAGGCGTTAAAGGATTGATTGAATTGATTGGCGTTGAAATGGCTAATAAGATGTTGCGCCGTGCATTTAATGGCACCGATGATAAAACCGTTTGCAAATTGCGCAGAGGAATAAAGATAAGTTTCTATGTTAAATAATATCCGACCGGGCGGGTTCCCGGAACCAAATACAAATTCGTATGAGTTCAGAAAAAAGAAACAAGTTAAGCGAGATTTTCAAATTGGCGTGGCAGTTCGTAAAACGCAATGGTTATAAACTTTCAGAGGCTTTAAAATGTGCATGGTTGAACATTAAGTTGAAAGCCGAAATGAAAAAACGAATTGTAAAATTCTACTTTCAGAAAATAGACGGTTCATTGCGTGAGGTATACGGAACAATGAACCCGGACATAATCCCGGCACCAACCGGAACCCGTAAACCAGCCGACACGGTTCAAACCTATTTCGACACCGAAAAGCAGGAATATAGATGTTTCAAAAAAGCTAATTTAATTCGTATTGCATAAACAACGCCGGGGGAAACCCCGGCATAAAATAACAAAGACATGGAAAAGTACATTTTGACAAAGACCCAAAAGGGCAAAAAATACTTATATGAAGTTAAGGACGAAAACGGAAACGTTGTTTCAAAAAGGACGTCAACCCGTGATTATGTGGCGTGCAGCGTTAGCGGCGAATTTTATTTTGGTCGTTTGGATTTGGTAGGAAAAGGAGATTACGGAAAGCGATTGGCAGGGGCGCAAAAACGGGCTAATTATTCAACGTCCGTATATATGGCAGACCGTGAGGCGGCATTGAAAGAGGCACGACAATGTATTGCGATAGAAAGGCGTTTAGGCAAATCCCCGGAATGGTTGGAAACATACAAAGCGGATTTTTATAAAAGCATAGACGAACGTTTCCCAACAGACCCGGAAACAATAGAAAAGAAAGTTTCTGAAATTATCGAATACGGAAAACAGATGTTGAACGGACTTACAATTGCATATTTGAAATAATAAACAGCCGGGGAGCAATCCCCGGTTTAATACTTAAAAGCCATGCGGTACGCATTAAGAAAGCAGGATAAAATAAAAGCAGTATTGGGAAAAGAATATTTGGAAAACAATATTCTGCAAAGCCTAAATAAATACTTTGAAAACAGCGACAACGACCGGATATATTCAGATATTGAACCGGACGGGTACGTTACGGATTACGGCAACAAATACCCATTGTTGAGGATAAACGACGTTGCAAACAGCGACGCAATGTTAGAATTTGCCGTTATGGGGCAAATGTACGATGTATTGAATTTGTCTTATGTTGGTAGAATGAAAGGTTAAAATATGGACGTGATAATATTAATTTTCTTTGTATTATTAATTGCAACCCTATTATTGGGTATATGGCAAATAAAGAACCCTAAATTAAAAACCGCTGATGATTTAAGCGACGATTTGTGTTTATATTGTCCTTTGGATGATGACGAAAAAGGAACCCACGGCGTCCCAAATGGATATATAAGTTGTGAGGGGCGTTGTTGCCAAGAAGCGTATGAAATGTATATTGAGGAATGGACGGAATAACAAATTGTATGGAAAGTATAATAATAAAAGAAATTGAAATGATGTTGGAACTACCTTTGCACGAAAGACAAAAAGCGTATTTCCAAGACTTATTAAACGCCGCAAAGCCCGTTAAAATAGTTCCGGCGGCTGATGTATTGGAGGATTACGAATTGGACTACATACGGCACGTAATTAAGCCAAAGCCGAAAGAATGTTATCGAAATTCCCATTTACTTTGCGAGGCGTTCCCGGAACGGATTCTTTATTGTGAGGGAAAAACAAACGTCCCAATACCGATTGACCATGCGTTTAACAAGGTCGGCGACGCATATATTGACATAACATTTGAATTTGCGTTGCATGAAAACCCGTCAATATATGAGTACGTAACATTTGGAGAGTACGACGCAAAGACCATAAGTAAAGCAGTATTGGAAACCGGATATTACGGCGAAATTTACAAATGGTTGTATTATCAGAGTAAGAAATAAAAATTCCCCCGGCGTCATAAATCAATATGCACCGGGGGAATTTTACGCAGTAACCGAGAGCGATTTTTGGTAATGCGGTATTGCAAAGGTAGATTAAAAATCCGATTATCCAACGCACCTCGCAAAAATGATTTTAGAAACAAAGATATATTTTTGGAAAATAGATAAATGAAATACTATTGCATTTGCAAAACCAAAAATAATATTTATATTTGCAGAATAAAATTAGTAGTATGGAAATTTGGAAAGAAATAAAAGACTATGAGGGGTTATATGAAGTAAGCAATTACGGGCGTATAAAGTCATTAGATAGCAATATAATTTTGACGCCTTGTAAACCCGCAACGTCCGGTTTATGTGTTACTTTATCAAAAAACAGAGTAAATACGAAGTTTCAAGTTAGCCGATTAGTTGCGGCGGCTTTCATCCCGAACCCGGAAAACAAACCATACGTTGACCATATCGACGGGGTTAAGTATCATAATTTTGCAGACAATTTACGTTGGTGTACGCAAAAGGAAAATATGAACTATAAACCCGCAAGGCGAAATAAAATTAAATATAATTGCCAAATAGTCGGATATGGAGCGGACGGGAAAGAATGTGTTCGTTTTGACAATTATATAGATGCGGAAAAGCGGGGTATGTACAGACATTTGATAAAAAAGAGTGTCGATACCAGGAAACCATATAAGGGAATTTTGTATAAAGAAGAAAAATAAAACCTACCGGGGGGAATACCCGGCAAAGATATGAGAGTAAAAGAAAGCAAAGAATTAAACGAGTTGGCGACCCTTTCCGGGAAACCCGCCAAACAGGTATCCGACATTATCGTTTCGGAATTACTCAATAAAAAAATAATTGAGGAAACGCCGGACAATTGGGGTTGCCCGATTTCCGATTGTTACGAACGGGATATTACCGTTGTTGAGATTGCCGGGGTTATACGTGCAATTGGTATCAACGTTGTAAAATCGGTACATTTGGACGCATTATTGGAATGTGTGTTGATTGGCGACGGGGATTGCCCGGAGTGTGGCGGCGAAATGGAGGTTACGGACGGCGAATATAAGCAAACAGGCGGGGACGGATATATTACGCCCCCGGAATATACCCCAATTTGGGAGGAAACAACGTGTACGCATTGCGGATACAAAGAGAGTAACGAACCGAGTTATTAACAATAAAAATTAAAGTTATGGCATTGAGATTAAGAGTAAATGAAGCAATCGCCCGTTCCGAGGCGAACGGAAAAAAGGTATTGAAAAAGGATATTGCAGCCCGTTTATTTGAGGGCGCAAGCGAAAGCGCACAGCAGGTAAATATGACAAATCTTTGCAACGGGACAACCAAAAGGATTGTTCCGGAATGGGTAGTAATAATTTGCGAAATGTGCGGTTGTTCCGCCGATTATCTGTTTGGAATGGAGGATTAAAACCATGAAAAAGAAGTTTATCGAAAAAATGGAAAAGATGGTTGATGTTTTCTTTTCCGATGCGTGGCAAGCAAAGGTTTTTGCAATGATATTTAGCATTTTCGGAGTAATATGTTTTATTGCCGGATTTTGGAATTATATCCATTTTTTGTTTTCTGCAATGTGTGGATTAATGGTTTATGTATTGTTTAACGAATTAAAGAGCAAATAACATGAGAGCGAAAAAGAAACAGCCGGAAAACCCGGAAAAAAGTATTGCAAACACAATGGGTAACGCAGTAAATGCGGTTAAGAAGTTGGCGGAAGCAATGGGACAATTGCCCGCCGATAAATTCCCGGAAATAAACGATGAACAACAGATTGTCCCCGGATTGGATGCCGTCGAAATAGAACAGCCCGCCGGGGCTTTTGAAATTGTGCCGGGCATGACGGTTGAGGAAATGACGGCAATGTTCTTTGATGGCGCATTAATCGAACCGCCGTATAAAGTATGGCAGCTAAACAGCAAAGGACACCGATATTATTACAAGTTTGACGACAACGGAACCCCGGAATTTTATCCGTCAGTTACAACCATATTATCGCAGACAATGCCAAAATCGGAATTTCTGATTAAATGGATTGCCGACAAAGGTATTGACGAGGCGGAACGATACAAAGCAGAACGGGCGGCGTATGGTACATTTATGCACGCCCAATTTGAGGAACTTATAATTAACCGGGTTTATGATTTGGACGGACTGAAAGCCAAATTGAAAGATTATATTGATAACAACAAATTGCCAGCCGATTTCATTTATTACGCTGATGATTTCAAAAAGGACATATTGGCATTTGCGCAATTTGTTTTGGATTATGACGTTAAACCGTTAGCCGTGGAAATTGCGTTGGTACACCCCGTTCATAATTACGCCGGAATGATTGATTTGCCGTGTACGATGTTATCAAAGCCCGGTTCAAAAGAATACATAAACGCAATTGTGGATTTTAAAAGCGGGCGCAAAGGATTTTACGAAGAAGCGGAAATTCAGTTGCATTTATATGCGATGATGTGGAACGAAAATTTCCCGGATATTCCGATTGACCGTGTTTTCAATTTCAGCCCGAAAGATTGGCGAAAGAAACCGACGTACAATTTGAAAGACCAAACCGACAGCCCGAACGCAAAGAAAATCCCGTATCTTTTGGAGTTGGCAGCAATTGAGGACGAAAAACGGGATAATACATTTACGGCGGTTTCCGGGGAAATATCATTGGATAACGAACCGGATTTGACAAACAATATTGTTTCGCTGACGTTGGCGGAACTTGTTAAAAGCAAAGCCCCGGCGGAAAAGAAAAAGCCGGAACCGGAAAAAGCCGTTACCGTTGAGGATTTGAAGAAAGACCCGGAACCCGAACCACAGCCGGAACCGGAGGAAAAGAAAACCAAGACCGTAAAGAGAACCACACGAAAAACGGCAAAAACGGCGGAAAACAAGCCCGTCAAGGAAAAGAAAACCGCAAAACGTACAATTACACCAAAAAAAGAAAAAGTGGCTAAAATCGAAGAAAAACAGCCTAAAAAGCCGGAACCCGTGACAAAGAAAGATTTGTTGAATACTGAAATTGATATATAAAAGCAAGGGGCGGAAAGCCCGCCCCCGTATCTTTTTCGCCAACATGGGCGATAAGATGATGCAAAAGTAAAAAATAATTTATATATTTGCAATGGGGATAGGTCGGAGTAGCTACCGACCGAAAGGGTAAGCCAACAGCCCGTCCCCATTTCTAATTTGTTGGCAGTTCTTAAAAGTTGGCAATTATGGATATATTTGGAAGAAAGGAGGCTCAAAATGAAAGGTAGAATAATGCGTAATGAACCAATAAATAGAATATCATTACCTATAATTGGGAAAATAAAAGTTGGCATAAAAGATGAAAAGGGATTGCCTAAAAGTATAGATTATTTTGTAAGCACCGGAAAATATGCAGGGCTATTTAATCAAGCATACGGGGATAAACCGCAAACAATACAAATAGTATTTGTTTATGATGAACCGGAAAAGTCATGCAGGGAAGAATATCAATATAGGGATGATGCGGGTAAATTGGTTGCATACGGCGACGGGGAAACGTTCTTTGTATGGAACGGGAAACAATATGCACAATACAGTACAAAAGATTATCCCGATTTAATGGCAGGCGTTGCGCAAAAACACCCAAACCGGGCTGTTAAGAATGGCGGCGACGGATGGATTGTAACGTTAACCGTAACTTTTATTGTTCCGTTGGTTCGTGGCGTTGGCGGGGTATGGCAATTCACGACAAAGGGTACGGCGTCAACAATACCCAATATCCGTGATACATTCGACGCCATATTGGAAGAAAAGAAGTTCGTCAAAGGAATTATCTTTGATATGAACGTACAATTTGCAGTTTCTCAAAAGCCCGGCGACCGTTCCCGTTATCCGGTCGTTACGATTGTTCCTAACGAAAGCGAGGGAAATTTATTCAAGGTAAAAGAAGCATTTAAGCCCGTGCATTTGGTGGAACAGAAATAAAACACTATATTTGCGGCATGAAACAAACGACTACCACCGTTTGCAAGATATTTGCTAATATTAGCACAAAGCCCGTTTCCCGGTGTGTGGTAGCCCGGATTACGGGCTTTTTCATTCTATGAACGAAAGAAGTTATTTAATTTTAGATTTAGTACGTTCAAGGGTTTTAGATTTAAACCCAACGGAAAGCATTTTAGCGTCATGTTTCTTTGGTTTGTTGGCGCAAAATCCAATACAATACGCCGGAAAACCGTATTACATGGCAGACTATAAAAACGTATCTGTTTATTGCCCAATTTTGCCAAATAAGGTTGATACGTTAAGGCGGCTTTATAAGAATTTGGAAAATTTGGGATTGATTCAAATAATAAAGATTGACAACCACGTTTGTTTTACCCCGTCGCAAATGTTAAGAGATTGGGGAACCGTTTACAAATCCGTTGAAGCGGAAAAAAATCCCGTTGAAGCGGAAAAAAATCCCGTTGAAGCGGAAAAAAATCCCGTTGAAGCGGAAAAAAATCCCGTTGAAGCGGAAAAAAATCCCGTTGAAGCGGAAAAAAATCCCGTTGAAGCGGAAAAAAATCCCGTTGAAGCGGA